GGTATCTCTTCCGTCCAACTACTGACACACATGGGTGATGACCTCATGGTCGTCAACGCTGCACGGGTGTCCATGGCGAAGGAATCCGAGTGGGAGATCGACCCGGATTCCCGTGTGATTTCTTGTGCGCCACGCCTGAAGCTGAGTGCCAAGGACGAGAAGCTGATCCGTTACCTTGCCAGACACAAACACTGGACACCTTTTAGTCATCCTCAGGTGCAATTGCGGATCAAGATGCCGATCTTCGTGGCACGGCAGTGGTTCAAGCACACGGTCGGCTTCACCCGCAACGAAGTCTCTCGGCGTTATGTTGATGACGCCCCGGAGTTCTACGTACCGAAGGAATGGCGGAAACGTGCCGAGAACGTCAAGCAAGGTTCCAGCGATGAACTGGTAACCGAAATCATACACCCTGAAGGTGCTTCAGACCTGTGGGGTGATTTTGACAACAAGTTCCACCCGACGTTGCACGTTCAATACTCATTCCAATGTGATCTAGATATGTACAACACCCTGCTTGCTTCCGGTGTTTGTCCTGAACAGGCTCGTATGGTTCTGCCGCANGCGATGTACNCNGAGTTCATCGAGACCGGATCCCTCGCTGCCTACGCTCGTCTGGCTAGTCTTCGTCTGGATCCCCACGCTCAGAAGGAAACGCGTGCATACGCACAGGCGGTTGATGCTATCATGTCCGAACTTTTCCCTGTGTCTTGGGAAGCTCTGATGGAAGCTGCTAAGGGGCAACAAGTATGACCAAGACCGTAGCACTGATCGACGCTGACATATTGTGCTACGAAGCTGCAACCTCCTGTGAAGTCGAAATCCGGTGGGATGACGATGTCCATACCCTCCATTCCGACTTCAAGGAGGCGTGGCGTGTGCTCAATGACAAGGTCGATCAGGTGATCGAGAAAGTTGGGGCTGACGAGGTAGTGATGACGTTCTCGTCAAACACGAATTTCCGCANGGAAATCGTTTATCCTGGCTACAAGGGGCACCGTAAGGCNCTCCGTAAGCCACTCTGCTTGGCTGACCTTAGGACTAAGGCGCTCGATACTTGGGAGTGTTACCACTATCCAGGCCTCGAAGGGGATGACGTTCTTGGTATCCTCGCAACCGATCCGAGTTTCTACCCGAAGTTTCGTAAGGTGGTGGTCTCCCTGGACAAAGACCTCAAGACCATCCCAGGGAACCACTTCAACTTCAGAACGGAGGAGTGGCTTGAGATCGACGAGGATACCGCTAACTGGTGGCATATGTACCAGACACTGACAGGGGACGTGGCAGATGGCTACCCAGGTTGCCCCGGCTGTGGGCCAAAGACAGCCGAAAAGATTCTGGGCGGTGTACCCATGGGAGGTCGCTGGGAAGCTGTGGTGGCTGCTTATCAGAAAGCTAAACTATCTGAGGAAGTGGCCCTCCAACAAGCTCGATGCGCTTATATCCTACGACACGGCGACTACCGAGACGGTAAAGTGATCCTGTGGGAACCTAACCGTTGACTTTGTAACACGAAAGGAAGCATCACACATGAAGGAAGAACTGAGCCCACTTGATCGGCAGNTCGGAGGAGACCACTACAAACGCTTCAAGATTCAACCAATCGAGTTCGCTCTTGTGAACGGCCTGAACGCTTGCGAANCGATCGCCTTGCGGTATCTCGTTCGGAAGAAAGGGGACAAGGCAAAGAAACTGGAAGACCTGGACAAGGCGATTCACACCATCGAGATTTACAAGCAAATGCTNAAGGAAGGCAAGATCGATGTTTGANGCAGTCAAGAAATTCATGGAAGCCGCAGGGCAAACTACCGAGACACTGAACTTAGAACAGGTAGAGCTATACTCGTCGTTGATAGACGAGGAATTGTCGGAGATGACTGAAGCGTGGNATGATCTTCAGGACGCTCTGGAGTGNGGTAACAAAGACGTTATCGGGGTTTGCCTTGAGGGGCTGCTCAAGGAAATCAACGACGTGATCTGGGTGTTGGTTGGCTACGGTTACTCATTCGGNCTTCCTATGAAGGAAGGCATGGAGCAAGTTGCTGAGACCAACCTAGCCAAGATCATCGATGGTAAGGTCAAGCGTGACCCGAAGACTGGTAAGGTGTTGAAACCTGAAGGTTGGCGACCGCCTGACTACTCTAAGTTGATCGATGAAGTGTTACCAAAGATCCTAGAATCGAAAGGAAAAGTATGACACCATCACTTCGTGCCCAAGTTGTAACGCGTAGAACATATAATAGACCACTCGACGAAGACGGTAAAGTCTTCGAGACGTGGGAACAGACCGTTGATCGTGTGATTGGACACCAACGCTGGTTGTGGGAACGTGCCCTAGGACGAGGACTGAATGNCATCGAGGAAGCGGAATTGGCAGAACTGCGGCTACTGATGCTGGAACGTAAGGTGCTGACATCAGGACGCACCCTATGGCTAGGTGGCACTGACGTTGCCAAGCGCCGCGAGGCCTCTCAGTTCAANTGTGCATTCACACACGTTGAGACTGTCTATGACGTGGTGGATGTTCTCTGGTTGTTACTGCAAGGCTGCGGTGTGGGCTTCCGTCCCATCGTCGGTCAACTGACGGGTTTTGTCCGTCCGATCCCCAAGTTGACCATCATCCGTTCAACCCGTACCGTGGAGGAATTCAAGAATGGTAACCGGGGGCGAGAACACAACATCGAGCACTTCGACCCAGAGACACGCCGCTGGTACATCTCGGTGGGTGATTCTGCCGAAGCATGGGCGAAGTCGATCGGAAAACTACTGGCTGGCAAGTACCCGGCTGATGAATTGGTTCTGGACTTCAGTGAGATTCGTCCCGCTGGTATTCGTCTCCGGGGCTATGGTTGGATTAGCTCTGGCGACTCGGCTATTGCTCGCGCCTACGAGGCGATCTTCGGTATCATGAATCGCCGTGCCGGTTGTCTTCTGTCACGCATTGACATTCTCGATTTGGTCAACTGGCTAGGCACCGTCTTGTCCTCTCGTCGTTCTGCCGAGATTGCGCTTGTCGCCTACGGTGAAGACGAATGGGAGGAATTCGCGGTAGCTAAGCGTGAATACTGGGCAGACAACCCACAACGCGGCCAATCGAACAACTCCCTGCTGTTCCTCCAAAAGCCGACCCGCGCCGAACTTGAGCGCATCTTCAAGATGATGCTTGATGCTGGTGGTTCGGAACCCGGCTTCATCAACCAAGAAGCTGCAACCCGCCGTGCACCTTGGTTCAAGGGCGTGAATCCCTGCGCCGAGATCCTTCTGGGGAACAAAGCGTTCTGCAACCTAGTGGAGGTTGATGTCGGAAAGTTCAAAGGNGACTCAGCAGGTCTCCAACGTGCAGTTGAGATTGCTGCCCGCGCTTGCTACCGACAGACCTGTGTGGATCTTCGGGACGGAATACTTCAGGAAGCGTGGCATCTCAACAACGCCTTCCTTCGTCTGCTTGGTGTCGGTCTTACTGGTATCGTGCGGCGACCGGACTTGTCGGCTTACGACTACGCCCAGTTGCAGAGAGCGGCTGTTGCGGGAGGTTACTCGATGGCTGACGAGCTTGGGCTACCACGGCCTAAGAATGTCACTACTGTCAAACCTTCCGGGACGCTATCGAAGATCATGGACACTACTGAAGGTGTTCATAAACCCCTCGGAAAGTACATTTTCAACAACATCGGTTTCTCCAGACATGACCCCCTGGTTTGGAAGTGTCGTGAAGCCGGATACCGAGTATTCGACAACCCGCACGACCCCGATGGCGTACTCGTGACATTCCCGGTGAAGTGGGACGGTGTAGAGTTCGACGAAGTTGACGGTAAGGAAGTCAACCTAGAATCTGCTGTTGACCAACTTGAGCGCTACAAGATGCTCATGCAGAACTGGTGCCAACAGAACGTCTCTTGTACGGTTAGTTACTCACCAGAAGAAGTCCCGGCAATTATCGATTGGCTCCTGGAGAACTGGGACAACTATGTTGGTGTGTCCTTCTTGTTACGTGCCGATCCGACCAAGACGGCAAAGGATCTTGGCTACCTCTACCTCCCGCAGGAAGTGGTGACCAAGGAAGTCTACGAGCAGTATGTCTCTCAGTTGAAACCTTTGGTACTCGATGATGACGCGAACTCCTTCGAGGAGCTTCGTGACAACGAGTGTACTGGAGGTGCATGTCCGATCCGCTAACCAACACGCCCCCACACACACACANNNGGGGGCTTTCTCTTCTCATACCAATTTGGTTGCAGTTATGGAGGATTGTCCAATGATTCCCTCCGATTTCCCTCGTATCTCGCCGGAACTCATCAAGGCTCTGGACGCTCTCTACCCTGAGCGATGTCCAGACCCCCAGTGGNCCGATCGCGAGATTTGGATGCGTGTAGGTGAGCGCCGAGTGGTGCGTACCCTTCAGCGCATTTTCGA